CGAATTTCGACCCCATGCACCTTTTCAGGCTATATGGACATAGAGAGATAGTACTTTAATACATACGTACGCATGGGCTCGTCCAAAAATTTTCCCATAAAAAAATTAAGGGTTTGACAGGATTGAGAATCTATGTTAAACTTTTATTACTTTAATTAGAGGAGAAAACTTATGGCGTTAGAGACATTGAAAGATATAAAAGAAATAGGCGGATTCAAAATTGTAAGGGACAAGCCAGTGGGTATGAGCTGGGACGATTTTGATAAAACGAGAAAGGAGTATCCCATAAACATAACTGATAAAATGAACTGCATATCATTCAAGATCCAAGATGGCCCAATAAAAGAGAATGGCGTTAATGGCTGCCAGGTGGACACCCTCATCTATGCCGCCGCAGAAATCATCGCCGGGCTGGATGAAAAGTTTCCATGCGACGAGAACCAGAAAGCATATAGCTGTTTGCAGAATGCTATTGGCTTTTTACAATCCCGCAAGAAAAACAGAGAAGCCCGTGGAGTAGAAGGAACAAATCAAAAATAAGAGGAGAAAACTTATGGCAAAACGTAAAGTAGCAGTTAAGAAGAAACCAGCAGTGGCCGCTAAGCCCATACCCACAATGGCACCGAGGACCGACGACGACCTTTTAGATGAGCTAAGTGGGGACATGTTGTCCGGCGTAGTGGAGGGCAATGAAGTGGCGCCCACAGTGGAAAAAGTAGCCGGAGATTTTCAAGAGAAAGAAAAAGACCCGCTTGAAGTCGACGTGAAAGGGCTGGTAGCAGACCGCAAAGCGGCCAACACCAAAAAGGCTCAAGACGTATTGGGCTACGAGGTTGAGGTATCTGGGGACTATATCGCTCACGCAAAAGAGGGAAGAGGGAAAATCAAAAAACCGTATTCAATAAAACTCAAATTGCCCTCGATGGACGCCGCAGCTTCGGTGATAAAGAATAAGTTATTGGCTAGAGCGCTTAGGGCCAAGCATGGGGACTTCTTGGACTTTAGAACTCATAAGATTGGGGAAGTAACTCCTTTGACCAACGACACCCCACTCCCCACAAACATCAAGTTCATGACACGCAAACAACTCGAGAGCTATGTCACAATAATGAAAGTACCCATTAAGGCCAGTGACTATTCTGCGCTGTCAGATCTCAGAGATATCATAGTTGACTTCACCGTCAACCCTTTAGGCTTTGCGAAAAGAGAAGTAAAAAAAGCCAAGGACCTGGCAGAGACCGCGGAACTCGAAAAGATGAACCCTGGACTCGATGGATAACCAAGATAGCCAAATACCGCAATTTCCAATGGATAATGGAGATAGCCCTTCCGCCGATAAAAAGGTAGAAGGGCTTATGCCCGCGGTGCCTCATAAGCGCATGATTACTTGGGACGAGGTCACTGGCTTGCCCGTGCCCACCGACGTCCCGATACTTGAGAAACCACAGGTCGAGGCTTTGGCCTTAACTACTCTGGCGTTGCCATACAGAACACCCCCTTTAGCCGTAGGCGCCACAGAGAGAGAAATAGAATTTCATAAAGAATTATTAGAGCAAGAGAAAGAATTTGTTGGTATGAATAACGGCGAAGTGATGATGGTACGTATGGCCCGAGCAGCCGCTTCTGGGGACTTAGCCGCCGCGGATAAATTACTCGACCGCGTATTAGGTAAACCGAAACAATCCTCAGAAGTCAAAACCATGTCCATATCTTATGAGCAGTTTATGGAGAACTTGGCCAAGCAAGAAAACAATAAACCCATCGCCGGCGGTACCGTTGTAGAAGACGTTGAAATAGTTAGGGAGAAGCCGACTGAGCGGGAGAAGCCCGTTGATAAACCCGCTGAAGGTTTTGGGGAATGTAAAGGACTGGGGGAAGAGCTATGACCTTATTATTGGGTTTCGGCATATTTTTTATGGGTATCCTGTCTGGGATTTTGTTGGCAGTAATATTTCTTGCTGAGATGTTTAAGAGGTCTTCACTTTAATGTTAACCTCCCACGACATCCACAACAGATTAAACACAGATTTTTATTTCTACGCGAAGAACGCTCCTCTAATGATTAAGGACAAAGAAGGGAATGTAATCTCATTTGTGCTGAACCGAGCACAGCAATACATCCACAACAAGTTAGAGGAGCAAAAGCGTACGCTCGGCAGGGTACGAGCGTGTATTTTAAAAGGGAGACAGCAGGGGTGTTCCACATATGTCTCCGCTAGATTTTTTCATCGCACGACCAGAAACAAAGGCATATCCACATTTATTTTATCACACGAAGGTAAGACCACCGATAAGTTATTTCGCATGGTAGATAGGTATCAGGAAAATATCAATGATGCCTTGAAGCCCGAAGAAGGAGCGGCCAATAGATATCAAAAGACTTATCCTAGATTGGATAGTGACTATGCGGTAGGAACCGCGGGCAATGAGAATGTAGGTCGTGGTGGAACGGCCCAACAATTTCATGGATCTGAAGCGGCGTATTGGGAAAAGGCGGACGCCATACAGGACGGTGCTTTGGAATCAATTGGAGACGTCAACGGCACTGAGATAATTCTCGAGTCAACCGCTAACGGGCCAAATGGGTTATTCTACCGAAAGTGTATATCCGCCTTAAAAGGTGAAGGCGATTACCAATTAATATTCGTGCCGTGGTTCTGGCAAGAGGAATATGAAAGGCCTGACAACGGGAGTGAATTGACTGAGGAAGAAAGGGGATACTTGGAATTAGTTTTAGATGAGTACCCTTTTGACAAAGCAAAGCGGAAAGTTTTGTGGCGCAGAAATAAACTTATCGACCTTTGCACTTCTGACAACCCGGCATCGGGCGCGCACAAGTTTAAACAAATTTATCCTTCCAATCCCATAGAAGCCTTTCAAGCAACCGGTTTAGGGCTCATTCGCTCAGACGCTATAATTGCTGCACGCAAGTCAACTCTGAAAGATGTTGTTGCGCCAGTCGTCATGGGCGTTGACCCCGCCGGAGATACTGGAGGGGATAGGACCGTAATCGTCATACGTAAGGGAAGAGAGATACTTAAATATTTGAAGTATGATTTTATGAGGCCTATGCGCCTTGCTGGAATTTGCGCTGGGCTTATTGACCAATACCACGTAGACCAATGCTTCGTAGATGTGGGGCATGGCCATGGCACGATTGACCGATTACATGAATTGGGATACAAGAGAACGGTCCAAGGCGTGGCGTTCAATGAGCGGTCTTTACAGCCCGATGTCTATTTGAATAAGCGGTCAGAAATAATAATAGCAGTGGCCTCTTGGATAAATGGTGGGGACGTAAATATTCCTGATGATGATGAGATACATGCTGACCTTTCTTGTATGCCCCTTGACATAGAGACTTCTAATGGTTTAAAATATATTATTACTAAACGGGAGATTAAAAAGTTGTTAGGAAGATCTCCAGATGTGTATGACGCTTTGGCATTAACTTTTGCATTTCCTGTCAGAAACATGGACGGGGGAAATAGAAACACGTTCGTGAAAGCCACAGGTTCTAAGGGAGGCGGACATGGGCCATTAACGTCTTTGAACAAATTTAGGAGTAAAAGGAGATAGCCATGAGCTCGAGTTCTTTACTTGGTAAAGGGATAGGAATGATGTTTGGGAACAAGGAAGATGACGCTGCCAAAAAGGAAGCCAAGAGACGGAAAGAAGAATTGGCCAGAGAAGAAACTGCGCGCAATTTAGCAACTAAAAAAGCAGAGACTTCCGGCAGTAGAGCGGGGTTTGGCTTTAGGACGATGTTTGGTGGGGGTGAGTCTGCTCCGATTACAAGAGGAACGCTTTTTGGGAATTAAGTGGTAAAAGGTAAGCACCCCGTGTTTGCCCCCATGACCTCTGTCCTCCTTCCTCGGGGTACGTCATGGACCCAAATTTTTTATTGTGGGAGAGTTGAATGTCTAGCGAACTTATTAAGCAGTGTGAGCAAAGGTACAACACCTTAAAGACTGAGAAAGATTTTTGGAACCCCCACTATCAGAGTTTAGCTGAATCATTTTTAACACGTAAACAAAACTTCACCACCGATTTTGTCGCTGGTGAATTTTTACAATCTGAGATATTTGACAACACCGGGCAGTTCACTGCCCAGCTTATGGCCTCCGCGTTCCTGTCCATGTTGTGGCCGGACAGCGCTAGGTCATTTGTGATTGAGCCCACTCCCGAGTTTGCCGACACACCTGGAGTAGAAAAATATTTTAAGAACGTAAACGAGGTCATGTATTCTGCCTTAGACAATCCTAAAGCTGGTTTGGGTTTAGCGCTTCAAGAGCATTTCTTGGACCAAGGAATTTTTGGAACAAGTGGAGTTTCCGCATTCGCCGACAACAAGGATGGGGTGCCCATAACCTTCTCCTCTTGGGGCGTGAAGAACATGTGCATAACAGAAAATTCCGAGGGGCTTGTAGATGGAGTTTACTATGAGAGGACGTACACCACTCGACAGATAATGGACAGCTATGAGGAGGATGAAGTTTCACCCGAAGTAAAAGCGTTGTTCAATAGCGGGGGAGTGGACAAAAAAATAAAAGTATTGATTGTTCTTGACAAGAGAAGTGATCGTGAAAGAAAGGGCAAAGAGGGCGCTATGGGAATGGCGTGTAGGTCCTTACATATTGACCTCACCAACAAGCACCTCATGAAAGAAGAAGGCTACGGAGAATTCCCTGTATTCGTCGTAAGATTTTTCAAAACCACAGAAGAATCATACGGAAGGTCCCCAGGCATGATGGCATTGCCCGACCAGTTATCTTTGAATGTTTTAAAAGAATCCTTAATGGTGGCTACGGAGAAACAATTAGATCCACCCCTTGGTATTATGGACGACGGCAGATTAGGTGGCGGCACAATCGACACCTCTGCCGGAGCATTGAATGTTTTTAATATGTCAGGCAGAGCTGGAGCAGAGAAAGCGGTGTTCCCGCTATTCACCGTCGGAGAATTAAATAGTCCAAAGGAACTCATAGAAGAATTTAAAGCCGCGATAACTCAAGCATTTTTTATTGACCGGCTTTTAAACATAAACAATGAAGTGCAAATGACCGCGTACGAAACAAGTGTGCGTAGGAAAATGCAGGGGGAATCGCTCACCAGTGTTTTCTCCAGACAGATTGTAGAGTTGTTCACTCCCCTGGTGGAAAGGTGTTTTAACATACTTCTTCGGAAGGGAATGTTTGGCAAGCTGCCCGAAGGATTGGCGGACACTGATAAGGAAGTATATAGTATAAGGTATATCTCCCCAGCTAAAAGATTTATGGAAGGAGATAAACTCCAAGGGATTTTGAATGTAGCAGATTTCTTGGTAACTGCGGGCGCTGCGATGCCCTCGGTTGTTGACAATGTCGACCTAGACGAGCTTACTCGCTCGCTAGTAAAGCATAACGGGGTCAGTGGAGTGCTCAGAGTTATTGAGGATGTTGAGAAGTTAAGGGCAGAAGTCGCAGAACAGATGGCCAAAGAAAAAGAATTAGAAGCGGCGCAGCAATTGTCTGGCATCAATAGTGAGGTGGCGCAAGCCGACGCCATGAAGAGACAACAATAAAAAAGAGGAAGGAGGAATAGTATGAGTCTGGAGGACAGAAAAAAACACATGGGCAGAGACCCAGAAGCAGAAAAGATACGTAAAGCAAAGATCGAAAAAAGAGTTGCCACGTTTAAAGCTCAGGTCAATGCAGTCTTGAGCACCGAAGCAGGTAAAGCTGTTTTTATATATCTCGCTGACAGATGCGGGTTTATCAAGCCTACAGTATCCATTGACGGAAACGGGAACGTAGCCACAGGCAATATGGTTTTTAACGAAGCCCGGCGTGAGTTGTATTTAGAATTGCGAGCATTTGCATCACCAGAGTTATTAAAAAAAATCGAATACCTAGAGGAGAGTAAATAAACATGACACAGATACCTAACCCGGCAAACTTACCAACACCAGAGCCTACACCTACACCAGAGCCTACACCTACACCGGAGCCTACACCTACACCTACACCAACACCAGCTCCCGCGCCAGTTACGCCGCCCGTGGACACAAAACTTTTTGGCGCTTTAATACCCGAAGAGTTTAAAGACCGCCCATACCTCAAAGACATATCGGGCATGGAAGTGAATGATAAATCTTATGAGGAGTTATTTAAGAAGCTCGACGGAGCGCAGAAACTTATTGGCAGGAAAGCCATGCCGGACGCCACTTCCACACCAGAGGAATGGCAAGAATATTACACTAAAGTTCGACCCGAAACTGCGGACTTATACGAGCTCAATGTCCCCGAGGGCGAAACGGCGAATGAGGAAGTGGTGAAGGGAGTAAAAGACATATTCCACAAAGCGGGTTTGACAAAAGAGCAAGCCTCCACAGTGCATGATGAGTTCAACACTCTCATGAAAAAACAAGCTGAGGTGTTTAACGCCAAAGGGGTGGAGCAAGATAAGGCTTTTGAAGAGTTGACAAAAAATACTTTTGGCGAAGAAGCAGAAGCTAAGATGGCAACTGCTAAAACAATGCTAACCGAATTGGCGCCAGAGAATGTGAAACCGTTCATAGCCAAATTGGACAATTCAAGTCTTGTAGTCTTGACGGGGATCCTTAATTCGGTCCACGATAAATATGGGGTGGAAGGGAAGAAGCTAGGCGGAGACGGAACACCGACTGGTGGAAGTACCGTCCCGGAATTAATATCCAAAGGTCAAGAATTAATGCTGACTAAAGAGTACACTGATGGATTCCATCCCCAGCATGACGCAAGAGTTGCGGAAGTCAATGCGCTCTATAAAAGAATAGGAGCATTGCAGACCGCAGCAAAAAAGGCTTGACAGGATTGAAAATCTATGTTAAACTTTTGACGTAGCGTAAAAACAGTGTGGGGCTTCGGCCCCGCACAATAAGGAGAGTTGTGGATACGTTTAATTATTAAACCCCACTGTTAGTGATTAAATCACTCGCGTCCGCGCGATAACAGGAAGGGACACCCGGTCAACATGATAGGATACTGTCTCTGAAATTAAAGCACTTTAAAGCACTTTAAAGCACTTTATAGTGTTGTAGTTAGAAGTTTAATTTCATTGCACAGGAGAAATATTATGGCCGGAGAAACAATTGATCAAGCGTTAGTAACGCAGTTTTCAAGCAACGTACACAACGCAGCCCAGCAAACAAAAGCAAGGTTGCGCTCACACGTCGAGATTATACCCATCACGGGAGATAAATTCGCGTATGACGGTTTAGGCTCTGTGGAGGCCTCAGAACAGTTTGGAAGACATGAAGCGGTTATATTCTCAGACGCTAACCACACCAGACGTAAAATAAGCAGACGCAGATTTACTTTAACACTTCCGATTGACGCTTCTGATGTTAGGGGCGCCCTTATCAGTCCTTCAAGCCAATACGCTCAAGTTTGTGTCAGAGCCATGGAAAGAGTATTTGACAGAGTCGTTATCGAGTCTATGTTTGTTCCTGTTTACACCGGGAGAGACATGGATACTGTAGTCGCATTCGCCACCGACGGTGGATCCACTGTTGATGCAACTGCTGGTCTCACGTATGAAAAATTACTTGAGGTTGGGCAGAACTTCATCGACAAAGAAGTTGGAACTGAACTCCCTGAAGATTTAGTTATGGGTATTTCAGGTGACGAGCATACTGCGCTCATGCAAGAAAATGAGTTAACCAATGGCGATTTCACAAAACAGTATGTCGTCGAGAAAGGCAAGATAGCACAAGCCGCTGGGATTGGCTTGATACTTTTTGCCGGAGCCATTGACCATCCGTTGCTCAGTGTGACAGCTGGAACAAGAGATTGCTTCGCTATGTCCACCAGAGGAATGGCGGTTGGTATGAGCAAAGAAATGGGCCTCAAGATCGAAGACCGCTCTGACTTGGTTGAAACAACTCAGGTCCAGATAATATTCGAACTTGGCGCCGTAAGAACCGAAGGCGTTCTTGTCCAAAAAGTACAAACCACTGACTAATCAGTGAGTAAATCTAGTAGCACAGGAGAACAATATGGCTGTAGTGAACGAATGGATTAACACTGAAGTAGAAGCGGGTAAATTGGGCAACCCTTCCAAGATAATGCCGGGTAGAGTATTTGCATTCGCGGCTACTTTCGAGATAGCCGCAGCGGATAGTGACGGCTCGACGTACAAGATCGCCAACCTGAAATCGAACATGGTCCCCAAGGAAATCAAGCTTAACTGTGACGCATTGACCGGTTCCACGGACTGGGATCTTGGTTTCTATACCGAAGCAGGTATTGAGGTCGATGAGAATATTCTCATGGACGCCACAGACATTAGCACAGGGTACGCAATTGGCTCTGAAATCAACTGTTTGTCAGCCCTTGCCATTGCCAACATAGGTAAAAAAATATGGGAATTGCTCGGCAAAACCGTCGCCGATAAAGACGACGCTTATGTTTTGACCTTAACCGGCCAGACCATTGGGTCGGCTGCTGGGACCATATCACTTCGCGGTGAATTTATCCAAGGATAAGTTCCAGAAGTCTAAAAACTATTGTACCCGCTCTGCTTAATTGCGGAGCGGGTATTTGAGGAGATTATGGCAAAACCCACTTCCGACATTCACATTTGTAACCTCGCTTTAGATAGATTGGGGATACGCTCAATAACTAGCATAGACACCCCAGTCACCACCGAAGAGGACGTATGCGCCCGGCATTATGATGCTGCCAGGAGAGAAGCACTTCGCACACACGTTTGGAATTTTGCTAAAAAATATGGCACCTTAACCGCTTCCGGCTCAGTAACTCCAGATTTTGGGTTCGGTACCGCGTACGCCTTACCAAATGATTTTATTAGACTTTGCACTTTGGGGGATACCACTCTAGGTGCCAATTTGTCGTCTGACCTCTATGACCTAAGTGAAGGGTATATTTTTACTGACAGCGCCGGGGATGATGGCTTGGCCATGCAGTATATTTATGACGCCGTCACAGTGGCCAAGTTCGATGCTCTTTTTGTGAGAGTGTTGGTGCTGACTCTGGCCCACAATATGTCGTACAAATTTAATTTAAAAGCAAGCGTTAGGAGAGAGATACAAGATGAGATGTCAGAATTGACCATGGAAGCTAGAGCAGTTGATGGCCAAGAGAAGCCACCTCAGAGAGTGCAGAGAAGCCCCATATTGAACGCCAGAAGGATGGGGCTTAAAAGAAACAACAAATACACCTAAGGAGAGCATAGATGTCAAACGCTGCACTTGTAAATTTTGCCAATGGTGAAACCTCTCCTAAGAGTAGAGGTAGATTTGACATAGCGGCGTATGCCTCCAGTTGCCGTAAGATGGTCAACTTCATTCCCGAGGTTCAAGGTCCCGCAAGATTTAGAAATGGGTTTAAACGTGTGGCCAATACAAAAAGCAACTTAGACGCCAAGTTAGTGACTTTCCAGTATAATGATTCTGATGCGTATGTACTTGAGTTTTCTGCCACGGCCATAGCGGGCGGGGTTTACACCCCTGGGTCTGGGGTACTTAGAGTGTATGGTGGGGATGGGACATTGGTTGATGAGGTGGCGTCCACATACGACGATCCCCGGGAGCTAGACACTTTAACTTTTGCCCAAAGTGGGGGCACCCTTTACTTAGCACAGAAAGACAATCTCCCTAAAAAAGTTACTGTGGATTTAGACGGCAATTGGTCTGTAGACACATATGCAAGGACCTATGACCCTTTTCCAGCCATAGTCAATATGACCGGGTACACTACTGGGGCCGCCCCCGAAATCACTTTAGACGCCAATGTGACGGACGACAGTATTTTAAAACTACTCACCATCAATGCCGGAACTCCTATTGGTTTTTCAGTGTTGCAGTTTAGAGTTCATCTTAAATCAGGCACCACTTACTATCTGAGAGACGTCGATACAAATGCCGCGTATGATAATACCGCTTGGCCCGCGTACTCCAATCCCGGCACTTGGCTTAACATATCTGATATGCCTTTCTCAGTGGCTTTCTACGAAAGTAGATTAATATTTTTTGCAACACGCCTTAGACCCCAAACCATATTCATGAGCAGAACTCCGATAAGCACTACTGGCGTAGCGCGATTTGATGATTTTACTGGCGGAGCAGACGCCGACCACGCCGCCTTTTTCACCTTGGCCCCAACAACTGGAAAGGTTGATTACGGCGCTTGGGTTGGGGGAATGCCTGACTTTTTATTGGCCGGAACTTTAGGTGGAGTTTTCAAGATTTCAGGCGGTGGAGTAAATGAGCCCATAACCCCTTCGAGTATAAGTGTAAGGCAAGTGGAAGCGTACGGGTGTGAGCCAGTTCCCCCGGCGTTAAGTGGCAACAGAGCCTTCTATATCCAAAGAGGCGGAAAAGTTTTTAGGTCTTTCCAATACGACATAAATGCAGATGACTACTCTGGCAAGAATGAGGTGTTGAACGCCGAGCAAGTTGCGTACAGTAAACTTGAGCGTGTAGCTTTCAGGACTGGAGTCCTAGACACTCTGTGGGTGGTGAGGGCTGATGGTCAATTAGCAGTTCTAACAGTTTTAGGAAGAGAGAATATAGCCGGGTGGCATAGGTACGACATCGGGGGGACAGACGCCAAGGTTCTTGATGTGGTCATACTTCCAAGAGAGGACAATGACGACCAAGTGTGGGTTGTGACAGAGCGAACCATAAATGGTAGCACGGTCCGTATGCTTGAAGTTTTAACGGACCCTGTGGAGTTTCCAGACCCCGAGGATTTCTACACTGGTCCTGATGACGCCACTATCAATAACACCTCGTACGTAAATGCGGTGTACAGAAAACAAGAAGATTATATCTATATGGATTGTGCCGCCACCTACAATGGTTCGGACAGAGGAGTGGCCGCGGGAGCAACCTTGACGCCTGGGGCCGTTACTGGAGATGATATAAATTTTGTGGCAAGTGAAGATGTATTTACTGCCGATGACGTGGGGAGTGAGTTGTGGAAGAAACCCTTGGCCACTACTGGAGAAGGAAGCGGCAGAGCCACCATAACTGCTTACGTAAACGCCAAGAATGTGACTTGCGACATAACCGAAGATTTTGATGACGCGGATGCTATACCAGCAATCGATTGGTATATTGCTGCCGATGAAATAAGTGGTCTTTCACATTTAGAGGCCGAGTCAGTTTCAGTTACTGGGGATGGAGCGGTCATAGCCGATGGAGAGTTGAGCGGAGAATACGACGCAATAACAGTGGCAAGCGGAGCAATAACTTTACCCAGGAATGCCGCGGTGGTTCACGTGGGTTTGGCCTATGAAGGAATGATACAGACCCAAAATATAGAGATTGGTGGTAGGTCCGGACCGGCGCAAGATAAGCCCCGCAGCATAGTTGAAATGGCTATACGATTTTTAAACACCCTCGGAGTGGACTACGGCACAGACCCATACCACATGGACCAAGTCGTAGACTGGTCAAACCTTTTCATAACTGACAGACCCGCACCAGTATTCTCTGGCATGAAAAAGTTGCATTACTCCGATACCTGGAGTATCGATGGAGCGGACAAGCATGTGGTAGTTATGCAAAGACTACCTTTACCATGCTCAGTCCAATTCATTGATATCTATTATTCGAGCTCGGAGGATTGATGGGACTTATACCTTTCAAAATAGAGCACTTGGCTAACATGGACTTTAAAGAGAGCGTAAAAAGCATTGCTTCGGTTGAAGTGCTGAAAGAGGCCATGTGTAAATTGGTGGGGGATGACACCAGCGCGACTATGGTGTCAGAAAAGGACGGAACAATTTTAGGAGTTTTAGGGGCAGTGAATGTTATGCCTTCAGTTTGTGAAGTTTTTATTTTGGCAACGAAGCAGCAGGGCGACCACCCGATAGAGTTTGCCAAATCAGTCAAAAAGAAACTCTATGAATTGAAGACAAAATATCGTAGAATACAAGCCATAGCATCGGACGACAAGTTTCACACAAGATGGCTTAGCTGGCTAGGATTTGAGAGAGAAGGAGTTATGAAAAAGTACGGAGTCAACGGAGAAAATTTAGTCATGTGGGGTTTAATATAATGGGCGTAGAAACTATGCTTTTGGTATCTGCTGGAGTCGGGTTATACCAAGGCATAGCCGCCAATGCTGCGGGAGCTGCGCAATCCAGAATGCTAAAGTCCCAAGCGGAACTTTTGCGCATAGAGAATAACGCGGCTGCGGGCAGATACGAAAGGGAAGCAAAAGGATTTAAAGCTGAGCAATCTGTTCAATTTTTGAAGAGCGGAGTGAAACTTACTGGTTCTCCCCTAGACATTTTAGATGAGACCTCAAGAATAGCCTCTGAGAACGTAAGCGCAATTCGTGCTTCTGGAGAAGCTGGCGCCACCTCTTTAGAAATGCAAGCCAAGAATGTTAGGTCCGCCGGGCGAAGAGCTTTGATAGGTGGATTTGCAAACGCCGCTTCTGCGGGTATGCAGATGGGTCTATATGGGCAGGGCACCGGCACTGGGATGGGCATAAAGCCCCAAACAAAGACCTAAACAAAGGTCAGTGACGATGTGTGGCCCGGCGAAAGGAGGTTTAAATAATGGGTAGAATACAGAGAATGAAACAAGGCTCACTCCCTTCTGCGGTAGTAGCTACGCCGGCAGAGGCCCCATCTTTGGCTGACGACATTGTTGGTGCTTTAGGTGAAGTTGCGAAAGTTGGATATGGTTTGGCGGTTAAAAGTGAAGCGGCTGAGATGAGGAAGATAGCGGCGGCGGACAGGGTCAAACAGTCCATTGTAGACACCGTAGATTTCGGGGCTCTGACTACTGAATTTGTTGTTGGGTCCGATAAGGCTTCCTCCGGTATCCAAGAGGACAACGCCCTTACTCCCGACAATGCCACTACTGACCTCGTTAAATGGCACGAAGAGTTTATTTCTCAGATAAATGAGAACCCTGAGCATACTGACGCGGTTAAGAAATCATTTGCTACGTGGTCCAATGCTGCAAAGAATACAGGCATAAAAAAGATGCAAGCGTGGGCTTCTAAGGCCAAAACTGAGAATACTAAGGCTAGGCACCAGGGGGGGCTTAACTCTCTGAACACAGTGGCGGCTAGCAAAAACAGTTTAGCTGGGGTAGCACAGGCCCTCTCCGTGATACGTAGTAAAACTGATGAGTTTGTGGCCATGGATGGCGAGGCTTGGGCGGACGGCATGGCTAAAGCCGAAAATGATTTGTTGTACTCATATGCCTCTTCCAATGTAACTCGGAACCCATCTCGGGTAAAAGCAGAGTTAACTGCCCCCAAGAGCGAGTTGGCTAAAAGTTTAAATACCACGCAAAGGAATACCTTAATTAAAGCAGCGGACACAGCGGTATTAAATGCACCCAAGATAAGGCGCGTGGCCAATATGCACCAAGCGGCCCAACGTAGCCAAAAGTATTTTAGCCACTATAAGAACGACGAACTCACTGGTGAGACGATATTGTTGGAGGACAAAGAACTAGAGGCCCAGTTACACTCGTTGGATGCTAATTTCACAATAAGCGATGCGGAGAGATTGGAGTCCATTAAGATAATAAAGGAGAGTAGAAAAGATTTACATATGTTGGCAGATGCCGCGCTAAAGAATAAGGACGTGGATATACGCGACTCGGTGCGGGTTTTGAACGAGTTAAATGTTAAGAGTGACTCAATATTCATTGACAACGATGCAAGCGATTCAAAGAGTCTAAATAAGCTGCGAGAGTTCCAGTCTGAAGTGTTCAAAGCACATTTTGACGGGCTCATAACCAAAGCCAGTTTTATCTCTTTCTTAGGGGACGTGGAGTTAGCCAATGAGGATGCGCTCATCTCTGAGTTTGACAGGGCCAATGAAATAATTATTTGGGAAAGTGAAGCCCAGAAAAAAGGTGGCCGGCAGTTAGTGGCCCTATTCACTATGAATGGGAAAAACAAGTTGAATGAAATATTCGAGCAGAGGTTGGGGGTCAATGCGGAAGAGACACTAAAGCCGAGGGCCATGAGGCTCTACGTCGATCTTGTACTTAAGTGGGTCAAAAAAGGCGAGACTCTCACCACTCCCAAAGCTATCGAGTTAGCTAAATCCGCTTTCAGCACTACAACTGGGCAGCTTATAGGCGGTGCTAACTAATGGCAGAAGGCTTCGATGATATAAGAGAATTTTTTGGGGACCCCAACCCAACTCCAAAGGCGCCCAAGAGCGTGCCTACCCCTATGCCTAAAGTGGCAGAGGCTAAAGAAGTCCAAGAACCTATGGAGCAGGTAGGGGACCCAATAGCCAATCGTAGGACTGAGGGAGAATTCACTATAACCGATAAAGGGGATGTGCAAGACGTGTATTTCACTTCTCCTTCTGGTGAAGTTACCAAAGTCGGTGGGTCGAGCAATTCCCAGAACAAGGAAATGCTGGATAGGATAGCCATAGAGTATGCGGGCACCGGAACGTGGAATGCCCCAAACGATTTTGTAGAGGCCATTAGGACTGGCGTTTTAACCAACATAGACTATTTTGGCAATGCGCTTGGTTCGGGCATAGCCGAGAAAACTTCCAGTGGAGTTGGCTGGAATGCGCTACAAGGCAAAGGCTCTTTGAAAGAAGCGTCCGCTAAATCCAAACTGCTTAGAGAAGGACATTATGCTTTGGACCGCCCAGTAGAAGCGTGGGAAGAGTCTAAACTTGGCGGGTCTTTGGCTTATTTTGCGTGGGGCATAGGCAATGCAGTTAAGACGACGCCCCATATGTTGGGGGCCATGGACAACGCGGCAAGGAAGGGAATGATTTTAATGGGCGCAACTCAGGGCATGGCATTTTTAGCTGGCGGGCCAGCAATGATGGCCACAGTCCTTCCGGCGTCAGTTGCCGCTGGGCATGTTGGCCTAGCCTATGGTTTGGTTGAGTACTCAATGCAGATGGAAGGTGGGGCGTTAGCCATAGAAATGTATGACGCAGGGTTTAATGAGAACACCATAATGGTTGCAGCGCCTTTGGCCGGAGCGGTCAGTGGAGTTCTTGAAGCGTATGGCATGAAATTTTTAGCTCCTGGCATGGCCTCTAAGATGGTTGGCAAAGTACTTACTTCCGCCCCGATGAAGAAAATGTTAGCAAACAATTTAGTTAAATATGGTTTAGCTGTAGGTGGAGAAACTTCCACTGAAGTTGCCCAAGAAATTACCAATCAAATTACCAAAGACTTAGCGGCCATTTTTGATAGGAAGCCAGAGTTGATGATGTCTGGAGAAAAGAGGCTGGAAGCAATACTTGAAACTCTTTACGCTGCATTAGCGGCATCGTTCTTTCTGGCCGGACCGGGGGCAATGATTTCTCATGGTCAGCAGAAGAAAAATTTAAACAAAATTAAAATAGATAGAAAAGAAGCAGAGGGTACCCCTAAACCCCTCCCCACCACTAAGACTTTAGCTAAACAGATTGCAGGAGAAGATAACCCAATTGTGACTGAGTTGGAAACCATAGAATTGAAAATGGATCCCGCCGCTTATGTGAAAAAGGAAAAGTCCGATTATTTTGACTACGGAGTTAAGAACGCGAATAATGAAAATTTAATACCTGCTCTGGCTGCCAAGAACGAAGCCCTCGACATGAAGCTAGACGAGATGATGGAAGACACCAAGGGTGACGGTGTGGTATTCTCCGAGAGAAATTTTAACGCTTTGCCTTTTGAAGAGCAGACCCCTTTCATCCCTTTACTGGAAGAGAAATCCAATTTGAATTTAATGGCCGATGGAGTTAAAGAGGGGAAAACCAAGAAGCCAAAAGAGGATGCTTTGGTAGTGGGGGCTAGGAAGTTTAAGAGTGCTGAGCAGAAGCCAAAAACAGAAAAAGTCATCGTCCCAGGCATAAAAGATAAAGTCATAAAGGCCAAAGTGGCCAACCTCAACACAGAGCTTAAAGCGGTTAGAAAAAACATAGATTTATTGGCCCAAAAAAGAAAAGAGCGCATGAACATGGGCGTGGCCGTTAAAGTAGTAACGGGGCAGATAGCCACATTGAGAAAAGAGGAAAACTTTTTGGACTCTCAAATTGCTGCAATACAGATAGCAGAAGAGCAGAAAGACATACAGATAAAGAAATCGGATAAACTTCAGTTCACCCCCATTTCTATCAAAAATATTGTAGAGGTCGCACGTAAGGCCGGCGCCAGTTTGACTAAGCATAGGGCCGGTATGCTTAAAGAAGTAGCCAGCTTTGAAGCCTTGACGGACTACGACCTCAAGAAGATGATAGGGAATAAACGCTTGGACCTCATGACCGACTTGGAGTTTAAGAAATTTATTGACATGGTGAGAAAAGAAGCGGG